CAGCGGCGATTGCTAGCAAAAACTTATATGCTTTTGCTACAACTGCGGTAAACGCTGACATAACTGCTGGAAGATTTACGGTAGAACTAGAATATTCAGTATATTAATAAATAGTGGGGCTACGGCCCCACAGTTCTTAATTAAGGAGGGAACATGGCAGACACAGTTACAGGACCGACTATCCTACAACAAAACGACAACAGAGTTGTTATTAAAATAGTCAATCAATCAGACGGCACAGGAAGCACAACAGTTATGGGCGACGTTTCTGCATTAGCAGCTAGGTCAGACGGAACTGCTGTGGCACATTTAGGGTTACTTAGAGTTTGGTATTCTTGTCAAGGTGGCGATGGAGGAGACTCTTTTGCACGTTTAGATGAAGAAGATTCAGACGGAGATATTCCTATTATAGGATTAACAGGCGCAGGTTATTGGGACTTTAGAGAGTTTGGTGGTATACCAGCAGACAAATCTAGTAATAGTAATGAAAGCGATGTTAATTTTGTTGTACCAAGCACTGCGGACTCTGGTAATATGTACACAGTTATTGCAGAATTCCAAAAAATCTATTAATAATGATTAGGAGGTCTTCGATGCCGAAACAATTAACAGGTCGTCAAAAAAAGACGATGAAAAAACACTCTAAACATCATACAAAAAAGCATATGGCTACTATGACAAAAGCTATGAAAAAAGGTAAAACTTTTACACAAGCTCATAAGAAGGCAATGAAAAAAGTAGGTAGGTAATGGCAACTTCCGGAACTAATACTTTTGATTTAGATGTCGATCAAGTCATTGAAGAGGCATTTGAAAGATGTGGAATTAATTCAAGATCTGGTTATGATTTAAAAAGCGCAAGACGTTCACTTAATATTATGTTAGCTGAATGGGCTAACAGAGGTATTAATCTTTGGACTGTTGAGCTTAGAACATTAACACTGACAGGTAGCACAACAAGTTACACACTCGATAGTGATTTGATTGATATACTTGAGGCAGTTATATTTAAAACATCAGACACTACAACTGATATTGAAGTTGATAGAATAAGCCGTGCAGAGTATTTAAACATTTCTAAAAAATCTAGTGAGGGCACACCTGTGCAATACTTTTTGGAAAGAGGAGCGTCAACTCCTAAGTTGTATTTATATCCAACACCAGATGGTGCACACACTTTTAAATATTATGGTTTAACTAAAATACAAGATGCTGGTGATTACAATGATCAGTTAGAAGTTCCAACTAGATTTATACCATGTTTAACTTCTGGTCTTGCTTATTACACATCTGTAAAAAGAGCACCGGAGAGAACACCTTTACTAAAACAATTGTATGAAGAAGAATGGCAACGTGCTTCAGAAGAAGATAGACCGCGTTCCAGTTTCTTTGCTACACCAGAGCGAGGATATATTTAATGGCACACGCATCTGGTAAATACTCAAATGCAATATCTGATCGTAGTGGCATGGAGTTTCCTTACAAAGAAATGGTTAAAGAATGGAATGGTTCTTTGGTTCATAAATCTGAGTTTGAAGCTAAACATCCACAGCTTGAAAGACAAAAACATGCATCTGATGCACAAAGTGTAAAAGATGCTAGACCAGATAGATTAGAACCAATGACTGTATTTGTGGGTGGGGCTGGTTTTTTTGAGTACAATAATTCAATGCAAAAGAGCACAAAAGATTCACCTGTTGTTGGATTAACAGTAGGTAATGTAACAGTGAGTATATCATAATGGCAACAACTTATTCAGAACTAGTCACACAAATAAGAAACTACACAGAAGTTAGTAGCAGTGTATTATCTGATACTATAATTAACGATTTTATAGAACATGCAGAAAACAGAATATTTAGAGATGTTGATTTAGATGTTTTTAAATCACATCAATCTGCAAACATGACAGCTAGTAATGCTTTTTTGTCTTTACCGGGCGGTAGTTCACCAGAGCCAACATCTCTTGGAACAATAAGACACATGCAAATTTTTGCACCATCTGGCACATCGAGATCATATTTAGAACAACGCGATATAAGCTACATGAATGAATATTGGCCAGATAGGACAGCTACAGGCACTCCTAGATACTGGGCATGGTGGGATCATAACACAATTTATGTTGCACCAACGCCAGATGTAGCGTATAACGTAGAATTATCTATTACTAGATTACCAACAAGACTGTCTAGTAGTAATACAACCTCTTGGTTGGGTAATAATTCACCAGCATTATTACTTTATGGATGTCTTGCAGAAGCCTTCAAATTCTTGAAGGGACCAGCGGAAATGCTGCAACTATATGAACAATCATATCAACGTGCTCTTCAAGAGCTTGTCATAGAACAGCAAGGAAGACACCGAAGAGATGAATACATGCACGGGGCGTTACGTACTCCTCTGCAATCACAGAACCCATAGGAGGATAAAACATGGCTATAACTCAAGCTGTATGTACAAGCTTTAAACAAGAGTTGCTAGTTGGCACTCACGATTTTACAGCAACAACTGGTGATACTTTTAAAATTGCATTGTACACAAGTTCTGCTTCTTTGGATGCAACCACAACTGCTTATTCAAGTTCTAACGAGGTATCAAACTCTGGAACCTATACTGCTACTGGTGGAACGCTAACAAGCGTAACTCCAACTACTAGTGGTACTACTGCAATTTGCGATTTTTCTGACGTATCTTTTACATCAGCTACAATCACTGCAAGAGGAGCATTAATTTACAACAGTTCAGATTCTAACAAAGCTGTCGCTGTTTTAGATTTCGGTGGAGATAAGACATCTACAAGTGGAACATTTACAATTCAGTTTCCAACAGCCGATGCAAGTAACGCTATACTACGATTAGCATAGGAGAAAATAAATGGCACATGTCATTAATGATCGTGTAAAAGAAACTACAACCACTACGGGTACGGGTGCTGTATCGCTTGGTGGCGCTGTAACTGGTTTTGAAACTTTTGCTGCTGGTATAGGTAATAGCAATACAACGTACTATGCTATTGTTCATCAAACAGCAAACGAATTTGAAGTTGGTTTAGGCACCTTAGATAGTGATAGTTCTGATTTAACAAGAACAACAGTAATATCTTCATCTAATAGTGATAGTGCAGTTGATTTTGCAGCAGGAACCAAAGACGTATTTTGTACTATACCTGCAAGTAAATTAGTATTCGAAGACAATAATAATGATGCGACAGTTGGTCGTAATTTAACAGTAACAGGCGATTTAACAGTTTCTGGTGATGATATCACCATGGGCACAAACACAGCAGGTAATTTATTAATTGCTGATGGTACAAATTTTAATTCAATAGCTGTAGGTTCTTTATCTGAAATATCTACAGTAGCATCTGATGATGTGTTGATGGCAGTAGATACCTCTGGTGGAGGCCTTAAAAAAATAACAAGATCTAACCTTGTATCTGGTCTAGCGGCTGGAACTATGAGTAATGTTGTAGATGATACATCACCTCAATTAGGTGGCGATTTAGATACTAACTCTGCAAATATTTTAATAGATGATGCACATTTTATTGGTGATGAAAATGGTAATGAACAAATAATATTTCAAACAACAAGTTCAGCAGTAAACCAAATTGACGTAACAAATGCTGCTACAGGTAATGGACCTACTATATCTTCTACTGGAGGCGATACAAATATCAATCTTAATTTAACACCTAAAGGTTCTGGTGTTGTTATGATCGATGGTAATGTTGGTATTGAGTCTGGAACAATAGATCTTAAAAACGGTGGTTCAGTATCAAACATTAAATTTTATTGTGAGTCATCAAACGCTCACTACACAGCTTTACAGTCAGCAGCTCATTCTGCCTATTCTGGTAATGTAACATTAACATTACCTGCTTCCACAGATACCATTGCAGGTATAGCTGCATCGCAAACACTAACAAATAAAACAATTACAGCATCTAGTAACTCTGTTGGATTAGACACATTAGATATTGATGGTGGAACTGATATAGGCGCTGCTTTAGCAGACGCTGATTTGTTTATTGTAGACGATGGAGCAGGAGGCACGAACAGAAAAGTTGCGGCTTCAAGAATAATAACATACGTAGATGCAAATGCAGGATTTGCAAGTAAGGGCTTTGCCACAGCAATGGCCATTGCCCTCTAGTTTATAATGATGTATAGGAGATAATATGGCACAAGATTTTGAATCCAACGGAGCACGAGTAACAAACTCTGCTACAACAATTTACACATCTAATTCAGATGATGCAGTTGTTGGATTAAGATTAGCTAACATATTAACTGCGGCTGTAACAGTGGATGTTTATATTACAGAGGGTGGTTCAACTGACCGCTATATTGTAAAAACTTTAAGCATACCTCCGGGAAGTAGTGTAGAATTGATCCAAGGCGGATCTAAGTTAGTGCTTCAATCGGGTGATGTAGTCAAAGGTTTATGTGGAACAGCTAACGGCATCGATGCGTGGATTAGTGTAGTTGACGCAATAAGTACGTAGGAGATAATATGACGACAGAAGTAGGCGGACCAATTTATATAGGAGATACTCCGGGTGGAGAATCTTTTCCAGAATATGATTCTACTATTGATAAAGATCAAATAGTAAAAAATTCTGTTGTAGCAGGTCCTATAACATTAAATGCAACTATAACAGTTGAAGGAAACTTAGTGGTAGTATAATGGCGAATATTGAATTAGATGGTGCAAATAAAAAAATAAAAGTAGACTCTGGTGATCTAACATTAGATGTACCGGGTGATATTATATTAGATGCTGATGGTGCAGATTTAGTATTTGCAGATGGTGGAACTAATATTCTAAAAGTAACGAATAGTTCTTCAGATGTAGTATTTCAACCACAAGTAGATGCAAAAGATATTATCTTTAAACAGTATGACGGTACAACCGTAGCAACAGTAGAAGATAATGGAACATTTAATATTCCAACTGATAAACTAGCAATAAATGGAACAGCAGTAACCTCTACTGCCGCAGAGCTAAACATTCTAGATGGTGTAACTAGCACAGCATCAGAATTAAATATACTAGATGGTGTAACTAGCACAGCATCAGAATTAAACATTCTAGATGGTGTAACTAGCACAGCATCAGAATTAAATATACTAGATGGTGTAACAGCTACAGCTTCTGAGATAAATCTTTTAGATGGTGGAACTTCTGTAGGAGGTTCTATAACATTAGCTGACGCTGATGGATTTATTGTTAATGATGGTGGCACTATGAAAACTATACCTGCTAGTGACATATCTACATATGCAGGTGGAACTCATGTTCAGACTGGCTCTACAACAGGCACTGGCTCATCAGTTAGTATTTCAAATTGTTTTAGTAGCACTTATGACTTTTATGTTATTCATTTTTATTTTCATTTTGCAAATAATGGTTCTGCTTTAAGATTTAGAATACTTGATAGTGGGGGAGAAAGGTCAGAGTCTCAGTATCAATACTCCAGTAGAATGTTTGAAAGTAACGCAAGTGGTGGTTCACATACTGGTGAAAGTGCAGACTACATAGAAATTATTAATAGTGGTAGTCAAGGCTATGATGATGGAGGTGTTCATGGAATTTTACATGTGCATTTGAATAATGGTCACGGAACTGCAAGTCATTCAAATACTTTTTCTATGGCAGGTTTTTACAAAAGTTCACCAGATAACAGTGTTAATAGAGTTAGAGCATATTACCATGCAAGTAACTATATAGACACTATAACAAATCACGAAGCTACAGGATTTAAATTCTTTGCATCAAGTGGCAATTTAGAAATTACTAATGTAAAAGTTTATGGTTTAAAAGGAAGTGGTACATAATGGGTAAAGTTTGGACAAAAGATGAAGTATTACCAAGTGTAGTAAATGGTAAAATTGTTGAATTAACAGATGAACAAAAGCAAGCAAGAGTAGACGAATGGAACGCTTATGAGGCTAAATCTGGTGAAAGAAAATTAAAAACGATAAGAGAACTGAGGCAAGATAGATTAATTGCAACAGATTATATGGCAAGTTCTGATATTACCATGCCAGACTATATAAAAACTTGGAGGCAAACATTAAGAGACCTTCCACAAAACAACACAACTGAATCACAGTATGATACACTACTTGAACGTAACACAGATGGTAGTTTAAAAAATTCAGTATGGGCACAACCAACGGAGTAAACAATGGCAGAAATAAGAGTAAATGCAACAGGAGCTGTAAAGTTATATGATAATGATGATTCTCATTTTGTAGGATTACAAGCTGGATCAATTAGCTCTGATGTAACATTTACATTACCAACTGCTGATGGCTCTAATGGTCAATTTATAAAAACAAATGGCTCTGGTGCATTATCTTTTGGTAGTGTGTCTAGTGCTTTAGATGATATTACAACAGGTGATGCGGCATCAACATTAGCAACAAGTGCAGGTAATATAACTATAGATGCACAAGGTAGTGATACAGACATTATATTCAAAGGCACTGATGGCGGTGCAGATACAACTTTTTTAACAATAGATGGTTCTGATGCAGGAACATTAATAGCAAATCATAATTTAGAACTTGGAACAGATTCTTCAGAAATATTGTTTGGTTCGGATAATGAAGTTAAAATAATTCATAATGCAGACAAAGGATTAATCTTAAAACATACAGCAACTGCTGATGATAAACCTGTTATATTAACACTACAAACAGGTGAAACAGATATGGCAGCGAATGATGTCATAGGTAAAATAGAATTTCAAGCACCGGATGAAGGTACAGGAACAGATGCAATATTGGTTTCTGCGGCAATACAAGCAAGAGCAGAGGGAGATCATAGTTCATCATCTAATGCTACAAGTTTAGATTTTATGACAGGTGCTTCAGAAGCGGCGGCAAAGAAAATGAGTTTAACAAGTGCAGGACATTTATTACCTGCTAGTGATGATGCTCAAGATTTAGGGAGTGGTTCATTACAATGGAGAGATATATATACAGGTGATATAAATTTAAATAATACAAAAACAAGAGATAATGAAGTTGATGGAACAAGAGGTTCTTGGACTATTCAAGAGGGTGACGATAATCTCTTTATTTTAAATAGACTTAATGGTAAAAAATATAAATTTAATTTAACGGAGGTAGAATAATGGCTTTAATAGTAGGAGGCACAACAAACCCATTTGGGAAAGTTGCTCAAGTAGTTCAAGGTTATCGTAGAGGAGAGGTAACTACAACTTCTTCAACTTTTACAGCTTTTACTGACCTTACAGCTTCAATTACCCCTAGTGCTTCATCAAGTAAAATTTTAGTAGAAATGGAAATACATTGTCATACTGCGGCTGGTAAAGCCGCTTTTGCAGATATACAAAGGTCAATATCGGGTGGTGCTACAACTCAACTTGCAGTAAGTTTAGATGGTTCTGCAACATCTGGTTTTAGTTATCGTATTGGTTTTGCAAATACAACAACTGTTAATGGATTAGGATACATAAGAATACCTATGACATATTTAGATAGCCCATCCACAACGAGTGCTTGTACGTATGTTCCAATAGGAAAAACAGAAATAAATGGACAAACATCATATTGGTTTCACAATGCGGCTATTTCAACACTTGTTTTATCGGAGATATTAGCATGATTTATTCTAAAGATTGGAAAATAAGATTAGCACAAGCAATAGTAAGTATTGATTCAGACGCACAAGTAATGGTTGATGAAGTAAATGAAAAAATTACATGGTTAAATGGAACCACTGAAATTTCAATGTCTGATATAAAAGCTAAACAAGCTGAATTACAAACTAAAGTAGATAATGGCGAAGACGTAGGAGATATATAATGGCAAGTGAAATTAAAGTAGATACAGTATCAGAGAAAACATCTGGCTCTGGTGTCACGATTGATGGTTTATTAATCAAAGATGGTGGTATCAGCGGAGACGTTTCTCTAATAGGTACTACTCCAACATTTACAATTGGAGACGCAGGAGCGGAAGATGCTGCTTTAGTTTTTGATGGCAATGCTCAAGACTTTTATATAGCATTAGATGATTCTGCTGATGATTTAGTCATTGGACTAGGAAGTACAGTAGGAACAAATCCCGCTGTATCTATAGACGAAAATTTACAAGTAATTGTACATGATAATTTAAGTTTATTATCAGATTCATCGGTTCTTAAATTTGGTACTGATGGCGATACTACTTTAACACACACAGACGGAACAGGACTAACACTTAATTCTGCTAACAAATTAACTTTTAGAGATACTGGATTATATGTTGGATCAAATGCTGATGGAGATTTAGATATTGTATCAGATGGAACTGCAATAGATTCAATTAATATAGAATCTGCTGGTGGTATAACATTAGATGCAGGTTCAACAACACACGGTATTACTTATGAAGATGATGGAACTGCAATGTTACAAATTACAAACAGTTCTTCTGATGTAATTTTTAAACCTTTAGTAGATGCAAAAGATATTACTATACAACAATATGATGGTAATGAATTAGTAAACTTTAATGATGGTGGTTATTCTTCTTTTACAAGAGCAGCACTAAATCCAGAAGCTACATTATCAGATGGTGCAACACCTGCTTGGAACGCATTAACTGAACCAGTTGCTAAAATAACAATAGCGGGAAACAGAACAATAGGTGCTGCTAGTGGTGGAGTGACAGGTCAATTTATTTCTTTATTAATTATACAAGATGGTACAGGAAGTAGAACAATGACTTGGAACGCTGCTTATGAATTTAAAGATGACACAGCACCAACATTAACAACAACTGCCTCTAAAGGTGATTTATTTGTATTTAGATATAATGGAAGTAAATGGCTAGAAGTTGGCAGAAATCAAAACTTAACATTATCGTAGGAGTAATATGTTTGCATTAGTAGAAGATGGTAAAATAACACAGATGCTAAGAGGTAATAAAGGTATTACCTTAAATGGCAATAAATATCCTCCTGCAATTTATACTTTATGGAGTGAAGCAGAGAGAAACGCAATAGGTATTTATACAGTAGAAATAGATAGCACTAATAAAAAAGATGAAGAGTGGTATAATAACACTAATATTACTTATACATTTTCTGGTGGTAAAGTTAAAGGAACTTATGGAACTGCTACAGCTAAAGCTATTGCAGATGCAGATGCAGTAGATACAGATGGTAATAAAGTAAAAGATGAAAATGGTAATCAAGTAATTATTGAAGGATTAAAAACAATTAAAAAAAGAATGATAGACAATCAATGTGCAGGATTACTTGCACCTAGTGATTGGATGGTAGTAAAGGCGACTGAAACGGGAGGTACAATGGA